ATACACTGAATCTGATACTTGCCACGTTCACGCATGGCCCTTGATGTAAAGATACCAAACACGTTGTCCGCAGTATTGATCTTACTAATACCACCTGAAATATGACTGTGATCAAACTCTATTTCTTCCACAGCACTTCTGTTCAACTGACTTGCTGTGACCATGAGCACATTGAGCTCTTTGCTCAAGTTACGCAATTCTTCACTCACATACTTGTCTTTGACAAACAAATCATTGGGACTGACTTTGGCACTAACTGGCATGAGCAAGTCCAAGTAGTCTACCATGACAAAGTCTACTCGTAGTCCTGTTTGCACTTGAACTTCTTTGATGTAACTGCGTATGTCGTTAATGTTGCTTTGTGCTGGCAAGGCCTTGATTCTGTACTGTCCAGCTTTCTTGCTTACAAGTTTAACCTTGAGCTCAGTTTGATCTATGTCCTTGCGTATCTCTTTGGTGCTCATGCCACTGAGCATGGCGTCTGTTCTTAAGGCACACAATTCTTCTGACAATTCTAAACTGACATACACTCCACTTAGTCCAGCTTGTAACCAACTCAAGGCTATGTTCATCATGACCAAGCTCTTGCCCGAACCTGAACCACCTGCAAATATGTTCAGCTCGCCACGACTAAATCCGCCGTACAAGATTTTGTCCATCTGTGGCCAGCCTGTTGATACCTGCCCACCCGAGTTAAAGTATTTGTTGATACGAGATTTGGGATCAGCCCAGTAGTCTGTGCCCATGTCCTTGGTTAAACTTATTTGTACTGCATCTTTGATCAATTTCTCTACAGGATCATACTCGCCTTTTTCCAACAAGTCTGCTGATTTAAGAATAGCACGTTCTAGTTCTTGACGTCGAGTAAAGCCTTCGAACTCGTCCATGAACCATTCAAAGTGTCCTTCGTTGAGATCAGGAATGTGATTGAGTGTGATTCCTGTACTGGCCTTGATCTGTTCTGCCGTGGGCAAGGTCTTGTGGTCATCGCTGTGTTTGGCAATGAACTCGGCTGCAGGTCGCAAACTACGATCAAAGTTTTCTGGATTGTAGATGTTTTGCACACGCACATAACTCTCTGCGTCTTGCAACATCATTTCTAAGAATAGGCGCTGGACTTCAAGTCCGTAATCTTTTAACAAGTTGTTTCTTCCTTAGTTCTATTTTGATTTTACTGGTTTCTCGGGCTTGCAAGATAGTTATCAAAGTTGCCGCTCGACCCCAACGAATCACAGCATCGTTGACATCTTTTACATCTGCGGGCCACTCAGGCATACTCACTGACCAACCCAATTCTATAGCACGATCTACCAACTTCATACCTGCCGCATCTTGATCTGGAACCACTATGATATCACGATCTAAACTGCGTATGAGCCGAGCCTGAGCATCGTTGATTTCAGCGTGCAACACTGCCAAGCCACCAATGCTGAGTGCATCAAACACTCCTTCGACCACAATGGCATAGCGCCAGTCAGCACCTTGCAGGTCTGTGCCAAACACATAACCTGGCTGTGTGTCGTGTATATACTTGGGTTGCCGATCATCCAGCATTCTACTACTGTAGCCTACCACACGGTTGTCATAGGTAAATGGCACTATGACCTGCGGTCTAGTCCAATGCACCTTGTCATTTTCTAGCACAGTCATCACAGGATAATCTGCTGGCACACCACGAATACGCAGGTATTCCCAGTGAGGACTATGCTTGGTTGTAACCAACTCCGCTGCGGGTGGCAGTTCACGTTCTTCAAACTCAATGCCCTGTAGTGTGCGACTGGTTCGTTCACGATCTGACAACAAACCTTCCATGTTTCTATGACGCAGACTTTCAAGATTGATGCGCTCGACTTCTTCTGCAGGTACGCCCAACCATCCTAGTAGTTTTCTTGCTTTAAAACTGAGTTGACGTCCTATGATGAAACTGGCAGTGTAGCCACAGTTGAAACAATGATAACTCCAACCAGCATCACTGGTTTTGATACCACCTCTACTGCGACGATCAGCACTTTCGCCATTGTGAACACAACAAGGAGCATTGAAACTGATCCAGCCCGAACTGCTGGGTTTACGTCTTGCGGGCAAATAGGAGATCACATCAATCATGTTGTTATTATAACATGATTTTTGGAGGGAATCAAGGTCTATCGATACAAGAGATTTTCAACATAACCGGTGCTGATCACTACCAAGGCACCTTGATTTTGCGGACTCACCGGATATTGTCCAGAAGTCAGTGTGGCATTTGGAACTCTCCAATATCCTCTGCCGCCGTCCAAAACTTCAATGCCGGTAACTGCACCAGTTTGGGAACTCCATATTGCTCGTGCCCGAGCACCAGCACCATTGCCCACGATGTTAACCTTGGGTGGAGCTGCATAACCTGATCCGTTGTTTTGCATCTGGATACTGGTGATTACACCATCTTCTACTATGGCCACGGCCGTGGCCGGCACTTGATTTTGATAAAATGGCACTGAAAACAAGCTACTATCAAATGCCAAGCGCACCAAGGGATACCATCCTTGAATGGTCCAATGTATGGTTCGGGTTTGGTTCAAATAGGTTTCAGATTCTGAAATGTTGTACCATACGCTTTGATAGTTGTCAGCAGCCTGCGCTTTGATCGTTCCTGTGTAGCCCACCAGATCCATCTGTATGGTAGTCACTGCATAGCGAGGTTCAATGAAACTGCTGTAGAACTGAGGATTGATCCAGCTGTTCCAGTTGTTGCTGCCATTGGGATTACCTTGCCAGTACGGACTGGCCGCATAGTTTTCAAGTCCTACACCCTCGTAGCTGAACTGATTGCTGAGTTCAGTGGTAGGAATAGTCAGTGGTGCGCTGGGCACATACTGTGGCAATACGCTGTCCACAATGTCTATGGGTGCTCGCGCTCCAGCCTGGGCATCCACAAACACAGCATCACTATAACCGCCACCGGGCTGTGTTCTTTGTATGCTGTAGCTGGCTGGTTGTGCCAGTACTTGCAACAATTCGCTGCCGTCAAATTCTACCTTGGCACGACCCGTGGCCGCATTCAAAATAGTCATGGGTTTTTGCAACAACAACTCGTTGCTTTCGGTATTGATCACACGGAACATGAAACTGCTGCCTGTGATATTCACAGGCTTTTGCTCTTGGTTGATGAACTCAAACAAAATTACGTTGTCAACACCCTTGTTAATTGTTAGTCGTTTAGCGTACACAGGATCATACCTATAGATAAAAGTTTCCCCACTCCCAGTATCCATTAACAATACTCGAGTTAGCTGTTGATAAAGATAGACCTGGGTGGAATACATACACTCTATTTATGGATTCTGGCGCCGCCAGTTTGACCAAACCATAAATATCTCTAACATGAATCACGATTTGTTTGCAAAACTGGCCGAAAAATACCCATTTATCACACTGTGTGTGTATGCCAACACCGAATATGTGGGCATCATACAAAATCAAGACGATGCTATAACCACAATTTACGATTTTGGTAGCATACAAGGGCTGGGCGAAAAACAACGATTCCTAGAACTGGCCAACATATGGTGGTGGGAGTCAAATCGTAGCATACCTATCAATATATTCCTCAAGGGCGAATGGGATCTGTTCAAACCCTACCTGCGCACATTCACCAACAAAGATCTGGAAATCTTGCACGGGCCTGTGTGCAGTTTGAGCGAAATGGCCCGCAAAAAATCAAAGCGTAAAAGTATTACTCTTGTGCGTCGGATTGACTGAGCAGGTTCATGTGCAAGGCCACCAAGGCCGCATAACTCACAGCGTGACTTTTCTTAAACACAAATCCACGGCTGTCATCACCGTCCCAAACTGATTCAAACACAGTTTCCCAAGGCTGATTTTGTAAATGAGCTTTGCCGGGTCTGATAATACTGATAAAAGCTGCCATTCGCGGTATGGAATCTGGCTTCATTGAGGCCAACAAGTCTGTGTAGTTGCCTATGTGCGCCAACTGGCTGGCCCAGTCTGGATCAGTCCATAGTCGTTGCCAGGGCGGTTCTTGATCCAACATGGCTTGGTAGTGTTCTGTACCTTTGATCAATTGATACACTGTCATGTTCAACAGATCAATTTTAAAATAACCCAGTTGCTCGGCTGTTTCGTAGTCTATGGCCGCACAGGCATTCACAGGATCCCAAGGAATATCTGTTGGATACACTCCACTGTTGTGACGACGTACCTGATTGTTTGTTGTTTGGCGTGCTGGCGTGACTTTTATGTGTGCCAACAACTGATCTCTATTGGCCAAATCGATGTCGATATCTGCGCTCATTACCAACCTGCCTTGGTTAACATTTCTTTCACATACTCCTGATCAGCCACATAGTCTGCAAACTTTTTGGTCCATGCCTCTGAATCAATATAAGGCCATACCATGGCGATCTGCGAGCTGTCTAATTCACTCAAGAACTTCTGTCCGCTTTCACAATTATACACTATCCACGGACTGATTCTACCAGTTGTAACAGCATAGACCATGGCATTGGTGTTGCCATAGCGCAGGCAATCTTCAGCAGGGCTACCAGTTTCCTCTGCCCAGGCAATACCAAATTCCATGGCTCGGGCCAAGGCATCGTTTACATTCTCTATTCGCAAGTATTCAATCAAGTATTCTGTGTATATGGTATCACGTGCCCAGTGATCAATCTTTTTGTTGTTCTTTAACAACCATTCAACAAATCTGGGCGGGTTGATAGCTCGGACTGCCACACAGTAACGACCAAACTTTACAAACGCACGATAGTAGGGGCTGGCCGCAAAGTCTTCAAAAGTTTTTAGTTTTGCGCTGCCTTGCGTGAGTTCGTAAAACTTGAGATAAGCGTGTAGTCCCAACTGCACACCGCGCTCGTCTTGCTCTTGAAATCTGCGCTTGGGTTCACACATGTGTATGGCCAAGCTAGTTTCTTTGACAAAACTTTTTTTACAATAACGACATTCGTAGGTCATTTCTTGCTGTCTTGTCCTAGTTCGCGCAAGTGTGCTGTGATTTCTTTTGTGGTGGTAATTGCAGACATAGTTTCTATGTCATCCATTTTAAGTGTGGGAAATAGTTCAGCCAA